CGCAAACTGAAGAAATTCATTGACGTGCGAACACGCCTCGGATCAGTTAATTGAGTGCAGGTTTCTCATAGGCGGAAGCCTATTGGAAGAAACAGCAGGTCTAGAGATACTACGTTGTAACACCAGTGTCCGGTACTCCGGAGAGCAAGCCTACCGGCTGGCTAGACTGGGCGGCAACAGTCGTCATCTCTATGGTGTGTTTGCACCGTCCAAGGACAGAGTCGGAGGCCTAGAGGGATTTATCGGTCCCAGCTAGTGCACCTCGCCAGAGTCTGCCCACGAGGGAGCCCGGAGGATATCGTCACTCCGGCACTCTCACCCGACGCGCCTTAACACCAAGAGAAGCCGTTCGCTGGCGAAGCGGTTCTCTCTCGACCTACGGTCCCCCCCTCAGTTCCTCCCTGCTAACTTCGAGCTCTACATCGATCCTAACCATACCCACGGAGTACACCGTCGGAACATGGGACAAAGTCGGAGAGTAACGAAGGAGTAGGGCCGAAGCCCGGTGCAGAAAGATGAGCCTTCACCTCTCTTGCGAGATGTGAGTGGTCTGTCTCCCACAGGGCGTTCCGAAGCGGAACCAAGGGCCAGTCACGATCGACCCAGAGTCGCCAAAGCGGCTCTGGCCAACGCCATTTCCATCGAGAGATGAACCTGACGACACCGATCGGAGGACGAGCCTCGGCACCAAGAGGCAAGAGTGTACGAACCATAGGGGGGGCCTTAAGGCCCCTAGCGATGGTGACACCCTCTGCCAACAAACGGTCCGCCAAGTGGTTATAGGAGCGGAGTAGTGCATCTGGCGGCCTCATATCCTTGGATACGACAGGCCATGCACGAAGTACTCCCTTCACCTCCACACGAGGCTGTACGAAGAGCGCCGTACGGAACCAGCGCTCCTTGAGGAGGATCTTTGCGAGACGGCGTGGGACAGACGACAGTGTAACACCTGTCCGCTGAATATAGTGTCGAGACACTATAATCGCCCACCTAAGAGTACCTGGTGAAAGGGTCCTCAAACCGTCCCAAAGTCTAGTGAGGTAGCAGGAGTCGTCGACAGGAGCGGCCATGACGGAAAGGACAGGCTTCGAAAGAAGCCGCCCTCTCTTGACGTCGTAAGACCTAGAGTTCAGCTCGATAAAACGATCTGACCTCCCCGTCTTCTCCTCATTGACAACGAGCCCGTAATGGGACGTCACAGCACGCCAATCCTCGTAAGCAGCGCCATCGCCCGAAAAGGCAATGTCGTCGCCGTTGATTATGACGTGTCGATAGTCCCGAACACGAGTTCGCTTGCGCCTGAGAGTACTGACAATGTCGAAGCAGGCTTTGTTGAGTAAGCAGAGCATCGGAAACGACATTCTGCTACCCATCATCTGTCCGCGGAGAATAGGGTGAGACACCCCGCTCCTAGACACCCAGTGGAGATTCTCCGGATCAAAGCTGCCCACCAGTAACTCTCTCTCCTCACTAGAGAGATAAGGAGATTTTGCGAGTACCTTGGCCACCGTGTATGAAACCACAGGTGGCACATTGTTAGTGGCGGCACGGTAGTCCCCACTAATAAAGTACTCTCCATCGCGACGGTCCTTCACGATCGGTGTGACGTGCTCAACGCCAAAGTCACCGCGAACCAGCCACTTTCTGCGGGACAGAAAATCGTATAGGCATTCCTGTACCGGCTCCAATACCTCCTTGACCCTAGCTGTCTGGATGGTTACGACACGAAACTTACCCTTCGTCTTGGCAACGCCAATACGCATAGAATAAGGATCGTCAGCGTACTCATCCACTGAAGTAGCTAGGGTTCCTCCCTGCCCTCTTGGCGTTTCGAAGCAGCCATTCTGGTCAGGAACCAGAGTGACTCTTCTCTTCGCCGCCAAGCCTTTGGCCCAGTGGGGGCCGACGAGTTTTTCAACACGTCGGGCCAACTCCCCCAAAGGTAACTCACTCCAGCTGGCTGGAGCCGCAGGGTCAGAGGGACTGCACTTAGAGACTAAGGTCTGAAAGTCAGTTCTCGCCTTTGACGCGGAAACCCTGTCGCAGGCTCGACACTCGACATCAAACAGTCGATCAAGACTCTTAAGAGCTTGATAGACCGTCCGAGAGGACGAACAGTCGAGACCCACAAGAAGGGTAGCCTTCCTGCTATCCAACTCTGCCCTCAAGTCTGAGCAAGTGGAACCCCTGAACCTAACAGTTCGGGGGCGACTCGCGTCGTGACGGCCTAAGCCGAAGTCACGACAGACGAGCTCCACTGCTCTATTGAGAGCAAGGCGGATCGACCCTGATGCAGAGCATCGGGCGCCGACGCCAGGTTTCATGCTTGACATGAAGTACCGGACTCTCGAGCAGGACTCGAGACA